TACGATGCCGGGCTACTAAAAGTAGTCCCAAACTCCGCGCTCAACGCGGTAGACATCGCTGCGGACAAGGCCTTGGAAGATGCCGAAGAGGGGAACAACAGCCCGGTAATACAAGGGCTTTCTGGGCATGTTATGAAGTGCTGGGAGTCAGCGCGTAAGGCTCGCTCTTTCGTGAATGACCGCTTACTCACGGCACAGATGACGAGGCTGGGCAAGTACACCCCTACGAAACTGGCGGCCATTAAGGCAGTCGGCGGTTCTGAAGAGTACGCCCGGGTTACGGCAAACAAGTGCCGCGTTGCGGACGCCTGGCTGCGGGACGTGTACCTTGGGCAGACTGAGAAGCCGTGGACGCTGGACATCTCACCAGTACCAGATTTACCTAAAGACGAGATGGATAAGATCCGACAGGCCGTAGCCGCAGAGGTTGCACAAGCGGCCGCGTTTACAGGGCAGCCCCCAGAAGCATCCATAATTGAAGATCGTATCAGTGAGCTGGAAGAAGCCGTGAGCCAGCGCGTAGAAGCCGCTGCTCGTGACACCGTAGCCCGTATGGAAAAGCGGATGGAAGACCAGCTCTTGGAGGGTAACTTCGAGGTTGAGTGGGGCAAGTTCATCACGGACTTAGTCACCTACCCTGCAGCACACTTCAAGGGGCCGATACTCCGGTCTAAGAACACCGTGGCTTGGGGCCCGGACGCTAACGGTGGCTGGGCCCCTCACGTAAAAGAAACTGTGGCCGTAGAATTCGAGCGGGTCGATCCGTTCAGGTGCTACCCAGCACCAAACGCCTCTTGCCCACAGGATGGGTTTTTTATTGAGCATGTAACCTACACCACCGATGATATACACAGCCTCATAGGCCTGCCTGGGTTCAACGAACCCGCCATCCGTGGCGTGCTGGCGGACTATGGCGCGGGTGGGCTTACTAACTGGCTCGGGCTTGTGCAGCACCAGCAGTCCGACGTCGACGGTTCCGGCCAGACTGCGAACGACAGCCCCCTCGTAGACATCGACGGCCTTGAGTATAGCGGCCTTGTCCGCGGCAAGGACCTGCTCGAGTGGGGTATGGACCCTGACAAGATTGATGACCCCGATGCCGACTACGACGCGTGCGTCTGGTTGATCGGCAAGTGGGTGATAAAAGCCCAGTTGAATTACGACCCCATGCGCACCCGCCCCGTATTCAAGTCGAGCTGGGAAGAAGTGCCCGGCGACTACTGGGGCTTAGGCCTGGTGGACGCACTCGGTGACGTGCAAGGTATCGTAAATGCCGCCGTACGTGCACTGGTCAATAACATGGGTATGGCTTCGGGGCCACAGGTCGAGGTTAATGTCGACAGGCTCCCCGCAGGTGAGAGTATCACGGGCATCGTGCCTTGGAAGGTGTATCAGACCCAAGATAGTGAGTTCGGCACCGGTTCTGGTGGGGCAGTTAACTTTTTCCAGCCTGACTCAAACGTCAGCGAGCTGCTAACGGTCATTGAGAAATTCTACGAGTTCGCTGATAACTGGAGTCTTATACCCAGGTACATGTCGGGTGACAACAGTTCTGGCGGGTCGGCCGGGCGTACCGCGTCTGGACTGTCTATGCTCCTCAACGCAGCTAACAAAGGCCTGAAGGGCGTGGTGTCTAACATGGATGCTACAGCCCTATCTCCGATGCTAAACAAGCTATACACCCTAAACATGCTGTTCGACGAAGATGACAGTATTAAAGGGGACGCTACAGCAGCGGCTAAAGGCGCGGTATCTCTTATGCAGCTGGAGACTTTGCAATTACGTCGTAACGAATTCCTGGCCGCGACCAACAACGAGACAGACATGTCCATCATCGGCCAAGATGGGCGTAAGGCTGTGCTTCGTGAAGTGGCTAAAGGGTTGGAGATGGACATAAATGAAGTCATACCCCCAACGCCCCAAGGTCCTGCCGCTGCGCCTCCGGGCCAACAACCGCAAGCCGAAGCGGCGCCCGCAGGTGAGCAGCTTGTCAACGGAGCGGCGGTTACCGACAACATGAGCCCAAGTGGGCTCCTATAATGAGTAAGGCTACGTACGAAGCTACTACTCAACAAGTTGAGTCTTGTGCTAGACTCGGGTCCAGCGAGCGCTCGTTTGTCGAGATGCTTACAGAAAGGCGCGAATACATGCTAAATATATGTTCGACTATTGACGGGGAATCCCAGATATACCGAGCTCAAGGACGTGCACAGGAGCTAGATCGGTTGATAAAGCTGATCTCCGACGCACCCACAATTCTTTCAAGAAAAGCGTAACGCGAGGTATCGCATCCTGCGAATAACCGAGTAGTCGCATCTAGGAGCTGTAATGTTTGACCCTAAGAAATCCGGTGAAGAGGCTGACAAGTTGATTGCTGAGCTGAATCAAGGTGAGGAAACTCCCGTTGAAGATCAGACAGCCGAGGAAGCGACCATCCCGACAGAAACGCCCACTGTAGAAGGTGGTGATGAAACCGACGGCACTCTCTCAACAGAGGTTGCAGTCCAGCCCGATACCACAGTGCCTGAAATAGTGCCTGAAAGTGTGGACACACAGCTTGCGGATATGCGCAAACTACTAGACACCTCCGAACAGCGGTGGAAAGTAGCACAGGGGATGATTGAGAAGAAGGACAGCGAGTTAGAGGACATGCGGGCGTTATTCGCCAAGCTGGCCGACGACAAAGCTAGAGCTCCTGTCGAAGAAGCCCCAGCACAGCCACAAAGCACAGTTACAGCAGAGGATATTGAGCAGTTCTCCCCAGAACTGTATGCGTTTATTGGCAAGGTCGCTAGCGACACCGCCCGGCAGATGATTGCGGATTCGTCCCAGTCGTTCGACGCGTCAATCTCTACCCTGCAGGACTCAGTGAACACGGTTACAGAGACTAATACCCAGACTACGCAGCAACTGTTTGACCAAAGACTGACTGCTGAAGTGGGTAACTGGGAGTCCATTAACACGGACCCTGGATTCATAGCCTGGCTACAGGAAGTCGACCCGTTCTCAGGTCGAGCTAAGCTGGAATTACTGCAGGCTTCGTATGCCGCGTTGGATGTAGGCACGACTGCGAATTTCTTTAAGGCGTATGAGGGCAGCATTGCCCCAGCACCTGTAGAAAAGATCGCTCCCGCGCCACGGCCAACCGCTGCAGAGTTTGTATCGCCCGGTAAGTCTAAAGCCTCCGCAGCCGCCCCTCAGAAAGAGGGAAAACTATGGTCCCGCTCTGACATATCGAAGCTGTATGATGACAAAATGAAGAAGCGCATCAGCCAGAAAAACTTTGATGAGCAGGAGCGTGACTTATTCGCAGCGCAATCCGAAGACAGGATCGTTGCATAAGCACTTTTTAGGAGTTATAACATGGCATACCCCAACGCAGCAGGGTCGGTATCGTATAGCGGTACTTTTATCCCTGAAATCTGGTCCAAGAAACTGATTGCGAAGTTCTACGACGCTTCAGTTTTATCGGCCATCTCCAACACCGACTATGAAGGTGAAGTTAAGGCGCAGGGTGATAAGGTGCAGATCCGCACTATCCCCACTCTCGCTATTAATGACTACCAGTCTGGTCAGACCCTCACCAACCAGCGCCCTTCCAGCAACAACGTAGAGCTGCTTATCGACAAAGGTAAATACTGGTCAGCCATCGTCGACGACGTCCAGGACGTGCAGTCGGACATTGGTCTGATGGACATGTGGGCAAACGACGCCTCTGAGCAGATGAAAATTGCCGTAGACACCGAAGTATTAGGTGGCCTGGTAGCTGACATCGCAGCTGAGAACAAAGGTGCCACCGCTGGTCGCATCTCTGGTAACTTGAACTTGGGCGTCACCGGCACCCCTGTACAGATCACCAAGGCTACAATCATCGACAAAATCCTCGAGATGGGTCAGGCTCTTGACGAGCAGAACCGCCCCGAGAGTGGTCGCTTCCTGGTAATCCCCTACTGGGCGACTACCATGCTGAAAGGCTCTGACCTTAAAGATGCTTCGCTCACAGGTGATGGCACTTCCCCTCTGCGTAACGGTCGTATTGGTATGGTGGATCGCTTCACCGTGTACACCAGTAACAACCTGCGTAAAGTGGTCGACACGGGCAACTGCTTCGATTTCATCGGCGGCGTTACTAACGGCCTGACTTTCGCATCGCAGCTCGTTAAGACTGAGCAGTTGCGTGCGGAGTCTACCTTCGGTGACATCATGCGAGGCCTGCAGGTTTACGGCTTTAAAGTTGTTGACCCTGAGTCCCTCGTAGCTGGCTACTTCTACAAGTAACCCCCAACTAAGGAGTAAGTCTAAATGGCTACTTATAACACGTACGACGATGGTAGCAGTACCATTACAGGCGGCTTCTCTGGTGTTAGTGCACCGGGCTGCGGCGTCCTCACTGGTGTCTTTGACGCCTCTCTCCGTAACTTGGCGGCTGCTGATGTAGTGGAGGTGATTACCGTCCCCGCTGGCACCATCGTAGAAGCGGTATGCTACGAAGTTATCACTGCTGATGCTACACAAACCATGGACATCGGTGACGGTGTTGACCCTAACGGGTGGGTTGCGGTAGGTGACGTCGGCACTGTCGGTAACACGGGCCTCGGCGGCGGTGCACTGGCCGTAGCTGTTGGCGCCGGTAAGTACTACGCTACTGCGGATACGATAGACATTGCAGTGCCCGCGACTAAGGCGTTCGACACTTTGAAGGTTAAAGTGACGGCAGTCTGCACAGTAATCGGCATCGCCGGTTAACTGTATAGTCATGTGACGTAAAGGGGGGTTCGCCCCCCTTTTTTAAACTGGAG